CACCGCCAGGTCTTGCACCTGTACCTTCCCGACCGGTTCAGCCAGCGGCGCGGCATCAGTTGTCTGGCCCCTTGTTCGCAGACGGTCGGGATGCATGACGACGTGCAATTTGCGACGCTGGTCAAAGCTCAGGCCGCGGCGATCATCGCCATCCTGCACGAGCGTGGGCCGAACTGGGAGCCTCAGGGAAACAGCGGCTTTGGCCCCCAGTCTCAGCAGCCGGACGCGAACGCCTCCGCGGGCTACACCCGCAACATCAGCGGTTATTCGGCGGGCCTGGAGGTGTTCGGCGACCCTGATGAAAAGCTGAACATGAGCAGCCCCAACATTCCCTCGCCGGAATTTTTCCCGCACACGATGCTGCTGTTGACGTTCATCGCGATCAACCTGGACATCCCGGTGCATGTGCTGCTGCTCGATCCCAGCCGCACAAACTTTTCCGGGTGGCGCGGCGCGATCGAACAGGCCCGTTTGCGGTTCCGACAGTTGCAAGCCTGGATGATTGGTAAGTTCCATTCCCCCGTGTTCCGTTGGTGGCTGCGCCGCCAACTGCTCACGAACCGGCGCCTCGCAGAATTGGCCAAACAGCCCGGCGTCAACATCTTCAAGCATCTGTGGAACCCGCCGCAGTTCCCCTACATCGAGCCGCTGGTAGACGCGAATGCCGACGACCTGCAGGCGACACGCTTCCTGAACAGCCGTCGCCGGCTGCAGGCGGCCCGTGGGCGCGAGTTCAGCGAGATCCGCGACGAATCTCTCGACGACAACGCCAGCATGATTACCGGGGCGATCGAGCGAGCCAATGTGATCAACGAAAAGTTTCCCGAGGCCAAGGTGAATTGGCGCGAGATCATCAGTGTGCCGATGGCCGACAAGGCCACGGCGACCTTGCCGCTGATCGGCGAGTCCCAGGGGGGCACGAAGAAAGAGGATTCTCCCGGCAACGGCAACGGGGGCAGTAACGATCAATCTGGGAATGGGGGCAACCAATGACCGGCGTTCCTGATGAAGTTCTCGGAGTGAACATTAAGCAGGGTCTCACACTGAACCCCGCGGGTTGGCGCGACGCGCCGTTCGTCGAGCAGTGGCTGGGTCATTGGGCGATGCGCGAGCAGGAATTCCAGTTGCTGGCCGACAAGATGCGAGGCTTCAACCTGAGCGTGCATCTGGATTCCCAGGCGGCCCGCGATGCCGCGAAACCGAATCAGGAGGCGATGCAGGGCTCTTACACCCGCGACGCCGAGGGAGTGGCCACGATCGAGATCCGCGGCCGCATGCAGAAGCAGCCGGCCGGCAGCATGGGGCAGGCGGCGGCCACGGTCGGTCTGCGCCGTGCAGTCCGGGCTGCCTGTGCCGATGACGAAGTCGGCTCGATCCTGCTCATTCTGGATTCTCCGGGCGGCACAATCGCAGGAACGGCTGAGCTGGCGGCAGACGTCGGCGCGGCGGCGAAGGTGAAGCCCGTGTTCGGCCTGGCTGAGGACATGTGCTGCTCGGCGTGCTACTGGGTCGGGGCGCAGTGCAGCGAGCTGCTCACACAATCATCCGCAATGGTCGGATCGATCGGCACGTATGGCGTGGTCTATGACCAGAGCGCCGCCGCCGCGCAGGAGGGGGTCAAGGTGCACGTGATTCGCGCCGGCGACATGAAGGGAGTCGGCACGCCAGGCACCGAGGTCACCACGCAGCAGCTCCTAGAGCTCCAAAACGAAATCAACTCCCTCAATGACGTTTTTCTGAGCGGCATCGCCAGCGGGCGCGAAATGCCGCTCGACAAGGTTAAGGAGCTAGCGACGGGCCAGGTCTGGATCGGTCAACAGGCAGTTGACGCTGGCCTGGCTGATGGCGTGGCCAGCATTGACCAGGCCATGCAAAAGGCGCGCGCCGCGTCTGCGAAAACTTTGGCGCTCAAACGTTCCTCAAAATCTTTACGAAAGGAAGTCGGAAACATGGCCGCTGCAACCTATCAGGAAATCGTCGGCGCTTGCATCGGGGCAACCCCGGATTTCATTTGCGAGCAGATCAAGGCCGGCGCGTCGGTCGAACAGTCCACAAAGGATTGGATGACTCACCAGCAGCTTCAAATCGAAGCAGGCCGCAAGGAACTCGACAAGGTCAAGGCCGACGCCAAGACTGCTGTCGACGCCGCCGAGGCGAAAGCCAAGCTCCCCGGCAACGTGCCACTGGGGGGCCACGGCACCGAGGCTGTGACCGGCGATTTGACGACCGGGGGCTCGACCCTGGCAGAGTTCCGAGCCAAGATCGACGAGAAGGTGGCCAAGGGAATGAAACGGCAGAAAGCCGTCGCCGCTGTCGTTCGTGAACACCCCGAACTGCAGAAGGCAGTCATTGCCGAGGCCGAGGAAGTGAAACGCAGGGCTCCCATCGCGTCCTGATTGTGGCGGCCAGAGTCGCACGTTGACGGCGGTTGTTTACCACGGTTCGAGATCCACGATTCAAGCGAGTTGAAATATGCCAGATCCGGCTAACAGTCCAGCCACCAACCCGGCCGAGCCCCCGGCTACTTCACCGGCTGCGTCACCGGAATCGCCGCCATCGGTCGGCGAATCGTCCGCAATGCCCCCCGATGCGGCCGCGCCTGCAGAATCGCAGGTCCCTCTCAGTCCGCCCGACGATGCGCCTCCACAGATCGTCGAGTCGGCAGCCCCTTCGCAGCCGCCGGCTCGCAATCCCCAGCTCGATGCGATCATCGCCAAAGTGCAGGCGGCGTTCGAGGATTGCGAGGACAAGCAACGCCAGGCGATCGACCTGCGTCGCGAGTCGCGGCGGCTTCGTGCTGTCCTGGACACGCTCGGCGACGCCGGCGAAAGAGCGCACGCGGCGGATCATGCCGACGCGCTCCTGCGTCAGGCCTGCGCCATTGAAGAGCGGCTCCCGAACCTGATGTCTGGAGTCGGCGAATTGATGGTCGCCCAGATCAAGGAGATTTCCGAGCGGCCTGAATAACGAGGCCGCAATCTGCCGCGCGTAACGGTTCATTCATCAGCCAATCACTTACCGGAGAAAAAATCATGAGTCAGTTCGTCGAATCACCGTGTAGGTCTCTGCCGTGCAGCGGGGCAATCGCCCAATACCTGCGCGTGAAGCTCACTGGCAACCCGGCACAGCTCGCCGTTGCAGGCGTCGCCGATACCTGTCTGGGGACGCTCGAAGAGGCGAGCTTTGTCGCGGGTGACATGCGTGCTGTCCGTATGCGCACGGCGCAGGGGACGCGCAAATTCGTCGCTGCCGGGGCGATCGCTGCCGGCGCGCCGTTCTTCGCAGCCGCCGGCGGAAAAGTCTCGGCGACCGTCAACGGCAACCCGGAAGGCTTCGCGATCGAAGCCGCGGCGGCCAACAACGACGTGTTCGAAGGCGTGATGGAAGCTGTCGGCCAGAAAGTCGCCAGCGGCCAGTTCACCACTGTCAGCGCGGCCGATACCGTGGCCACGGGACTCAATACGGTCACCTCTGTGGTGGCCATCCTGGAAGCCGATCCGGGGCTCGATCCGGCCCTTGTGACGGCGCAGATTGGCGACCAGGCCGGCGCGCCGGTCGCTGGGTCGATCATCATCAAGACGTGGAAGTTCACGTCCAATGCCAATCCCACGCCGCTGGCGGCCACGACGTTCACCAAGAAGGTGAACTGGATCGCAATCGGCACTTGAGCACACACATTCGGCGCGCGCAGGCGCGCCGAATTCGAGAGTTTTAACGAGTCGTTTCTAACCAAATTCATCAGGAGAAAACTGGCGTAGGCTCTGCAGGCTGAAAAGCGATTCCCACAAGTCGCCCCGCCAGTGAACACTTTGTGCCCCCGTGGAAGGATTTGAGTGAAGGAAGAGCCCCATGCCCGCTCCCTCAACAAGTCTCGCGACACTGCGGCCCGACCTGGCCGCCAGCTTCGAGCAGTTCGACCTGGAAATGGACCGCCAGGGGTTCATCTGCCAGCAAGTGCTGCCCGTGATGGAGGTTCCCGAGCAAGCCGGGAACTTCGGTATCATCCCCGTCGAGCAGCTCTTGCAGGCCCGTAACGTCGATCGCGCTCCCGGCGGCGGTTACAGCCGCGGCAGCTTCACGTTCAAGGCGGCGACGTTCGCCACGCAAGAGCGCGGAGCGGAAGAACCGGTGGACGACCGCGAAGCGCGGATGTACGCCAATTATTTCGACGTCGAGCTGATCTGCGCCCGGCGGGCGCTCGACGCCACGCTGCGCGGACAGGAGAGCCGCGTAGCGTCATTGATCTTCAATACGGCGACCTGGACCGGCGCGGCGCTCACGACGGCCATTGGGACCCCCTGGAGCGACGCCACGAACGGGACGCCGATTACCGACGTCGAAGCGGCCGTCCGCAAGGTCTACACCAATTCCGGTGTCTGGCCGAACGGCATCGTCCTGACGAAGAAGAAGTTCCGCGACTTGCGCCTCTCGGCCCAGGTCAAGGCCGTGATCTCGGCCACCGGGGCCGGGTTTCCGC